CCCAAATTCCCGCAAGGTAATTTGACCAAGGGGGGGGTAACAAAGTATTATGGGGGGGTATGAACAAAAAACCTCCAGAACTTCATTTGGTCGACGGAACAACCCCGCGCAAGGGAATGCCGTTGGCTTTGCCTGACACGCTTAAAAAAAGAATTCCCAAAGCGGAGTGGGTGGACAACCCTGACGCCTGGGACAAAACAAAATTCATCGAGGAAACCGCAAATTTCCTGTACGACGTTTATGGCATTGGCAATGACCAGGATAAACATACGCTGGCAATGTTGGCCGATCATGTCGACACCTATGTTCAATGCACCAAAGCATTAAAAAAAACCGGAATAGTTTCAAAGTTCAATGATGGGAAAACCATCGGCCCGAGTCCATATTTATCCGTTCGCAATAAAACTATGACGCTCATTATTCAATTAATGAACGAATTGGGGTTAACCCCACGGAGTAGATTGTCGGCAGGCAAGACTGAGGACAACAGCCCTGTGGCGCAATTCCTGCGTGGACCGTTGGCACAATGAATTGGCAGGACGGGGTTGCTTATGCCCACGCCGTGGCCAAAGGCGAAATAAACGTCTGCAATGATGTTCGGCTGGCTTGCCAACGGTTTATTAACCAACTGGAAAACAACGAATGGGAATGGGTGTTTGATCCTAGGTTTCCGTCGCACGTTATCCAGTTTGCCGCGACACTGAAACATACTAAGGGTCCGCAGGCTGGCGAGCAAATCATATTGGAACCTTTCCAACTGTTGCTGATTTGCGCCATTTATGGTTTCCGGTCCAAAAAGGATTTGAATAAACGCATGGTGACTGACGTCATTTTGTTTATTCCCCGCAAGGCTGGCAAATCCACGTTGACGGCGGTTATAACGCTATATGAATTGCTATTTGGCGAAACCGGTCCCGAAGTATTTACCTTGGCCACAAACCGCGAACAGGCAACAATTGTGTTTGATGCCGCCAAGGGATTTGTCGAGGCAATGCCAAAAGAGTTGGCCGATTTGTTTAATCTGAGCAAGTACAGCATTGGAAAACGTGGCGATTCGCAATCAATGTTTAAAGCGTTAAGCCGGGACACAAAAAAATCAGGCGACGGTAAAAACCCGTCTTGCGTGGTGGTTGACGAAGCGGCCCAGATCATTGATCGCAACTCAATCGAGGTTTTGCACTCCGGTATGGTTGCCCGTCAAAATCCGTTGCGGGTATATATCACCACGGCGTCATTTACAAAGGACACCAAGTTTTACGAAGATTTTTCGATGTTTCAGTCAATGCTGAGAGGCGAGGCGTCGGACAATCCAAGGTGGTTTGGTCTGCTGTACGGGCTGGACCTAGGCGATGATTGGCGGGAACCTGCCAACTGGGCCAAGGCGAATCCAATGCACGGAATATCGGTATTTGAAGACGCAATTCACGCACGGGCCGAGGAAGCAAAGCACAAACCAGCCGCTTTAAACGAATTTTTGTGCAAAACCCTAAACGTTTGGGTATCTTCAAATGCCGCTTGGTTGGATCGCGCACATTGGGATGATCCGGTTTGCCACATCATCACCCGCAGACCCGAACCCGAAGCGTCATTCATTGGGTTTGACTTGGCGGCAACCCGAGATTTGAATTCCGTCTGTACGTTAAATCGCTTTGGCGAGGATGACTATGAGGCTGAATGGCAATTCTTTTTGCCCGAGGACAGTCTGCAATTTATCCCGAAACATTACTTGGACATTTTCAGGGTGGCTATACAGTCAGGAATCTTGAAACTGACCGAAGGCAACGTCATGGACGACCGGGAAATCAGCGATTACATAATCAACCAGCAATGTAATAAATACAACATCAAGGAAGTCGGATACGACGCCTACAACGCCGCCTCATTGGTGGCCAGATTGCACGATGGCGGGGTTCCGGTCAAAAAGGTTGGCCAGGGCATGGCCGTGCTGAATAACCCGAGCAAGTATGTCGAAAAGTTGATTCTTAACAAGAAAATCAAGCATGACGGCAATCCATTTTTGGGCTGGCAACTTGGCAACTGTTCGTGTTTCACGGACGTCAACGGTAATATCAAAGTCAGGAAGAATGAAGCCGACAAAGCGGCCAAAGTCGACGGCATAATCTCACTCATCATTGCCGCGCACTGTTCTTTGGACAATCCTTTTGTGAGTAATAGTTTCGGATTTAGGGCATTTTGATATACCATTGTCGAAAACTGGGGGTCAAAAATGGGAATTCTGGACATTTTCAATAGAAAAAAATCGGTTCAAAACGAATCGAATACGGTCCTGGGCCAATTGCAGTTGGGCAACCAAGTTCTGTACGGAACCTCACAAAAGGGCCAGCCCAGTCAGCAATTACTGTATGTGACCACATCGAGCACGACCACGGCTGGTCGCACGCTCGATATGTCGGCTTTGACCCGCAATTCGACCGTCATGGCGTGCGTTGGCGCAAAGGCTCGAACCCTGGCGCAGTGCGGTATTAGCATTATGTCGAAGCAAGACGACGGCACATTTGTTGACGCAATCAAAGACCCGTCCGTCGGTGCGCGAGATAAAGCAAAAGCAAAACAGGTAATGAACCTGTTACAAAACCCGAACAACTTTCAGTCTTGTTACGAGTTTTGGTATCAGTGGTGTATGTGGCAAGATTTGGCCGGTGAATCATTCACACTATGGTGGCGCAAAGATAAAGCGGATTCGATGCAGACTCCGCTGGAAATGTACAACCTAGATGCGACGCTGATTACGGTTGTTTTGACGCCTGCGCGTTATCCGTCATACCGGCTGTCGACGCCTTCGTATGGATTCAGCAAGGATGAACCGCTGGACGCGCATACTGTCATGCACATTAAGGAAGCGGCATGGCAGGGTTCATCTGGTTTCAACAAAGGCATTCTGGCCACGGAATTGGTGGCATTGGACCAGGACATTGATATTTACGCCAACTTTATCATGCAGAATGGCGCAAAACCGTCCGGTATTTTCTACACCGATCAGGTGATTCCCGACGCAAAATTCAAAGAGATTGCATCACGGATTAAAGAAACCTGGAACGCAATGACCGGCAGTCGCGCCGTTGACCCGAGCAAGGCTGGCCAGGGTATGTTGCTAGATCAGGGCATGAAATATTCAGCAATTGATATGCTGACCCTGCAAGATGCCGAAGCCGCCGCCTTAAAAGAACAAACCATGAAACGGATTTGCGGTTTGTTTGGCGTGCCGCCTGCAATGATCGGTATTGCCGACCAAAAATATAATAATACTCAGACGATGCTGGACGAGTTCCATAAAACGACGATGTATCCGACCGTCATTAACCTAGAGCAAAAACTCAAACAGCATTTGTTCAAAGGGTATCCGACCCTTCATGTTCGGTTTGACACCAAAGACTTTTTGAAGGGTGCGCCGCTGGATCAAATGCAATTTGTGTCAGCAGGCGTGAAAGCGGGTATTATGACGCCCAATGAGGCGCGGGAATATATGAATATGCCCGAGCACGAGGACGGCGACGAATTGGTTGCCACTGGCGGCGGTAGCGACGGCCCAATTCCTGGGACTTCTCCGCAGGATACCGGGGGCGGCGGGGGCAATCAGCGTAAACGCATGAATATTGGGGCCAATCAATGAACCGGCTCAAAATGGCCCTGACAATTTTGACTTCACAAATTAAGGGGTCCGATGTTACACTTCCGGTAATAGAAAAACCCCATACGATAAAAGACGACAACCAATCTATTCATAATGGGGTAGTCAATGAAAAATCTAACACTGATTTGCGAAGCGCAGGTGAGACTGTCACCGTCCGCAAACGAGGCCGCAAACCCAAGCGGCAAGATTGAAGCCCGTGTTACGACCTGGGGTGCTCGTGAGGGTGCAGACGGTCGCCGTTTCAATTATCAACCGGAAGGTTTCGCAGATTGGGCCAAAGAATTTTCGGAAAACGATAAACCGTTGCCGATGTTCTTGAATCACAACGATCACGGTATGCCGATGGGCGAATGGACCGAGTTCAACTTCGACGACGAAGGAATGACCGCATCGGGCCGTTTATATCTGAATACCGTTGGCGGTTCCGACATTTACAACATTCTGAAAGAGTCGCCCAAAATGTTTGGCGGCGTTTCTGTTGGCGCGTATGCCGAGGAAGCGTGTTGGGTTGATGGCGAAGGCAATCCGATCATGTCTGGCGACGATGATGCCGAAGCATATTTTCAAATTACCAAAGGCGGTTTGCGTGAAGTGTCGGTGGTGATGTATCCGAACAACCCAAATGCCGAAATTCACAAACTGGAGTATTTCACCAAAGACGGTGAAATTGACCTTCGAGTTTTGGAACGATCCCTGCGAGATGCCGGGGTTTCAAAGCAGAATGCGGTCACTGCCGCATCTGTATTCAA